TTTTTAAATTATGCTTGACATTTTATACAATTTGTAGTATTATAAATATGTCGAAAGGAGTTGAAAACAAATGAAAAAAGCAATTATAAGTATAATATCAATATTAGCATTTTTATATTTAATAGGCGAACAAGAAGAAATAACAATAGGAATAGTAGCTTTAAAATTTTTATCATTAGGCTGGTTATGGTTAGTAGTAAAAGCAAATAATTATTTTTATGAAGGAGAGTAAATATGAAATATTTAATAATATCATTATTAAGTTATTATATGGGTATAGTAACTATGTGTTTATTTATATTAGGAAAAGAGGGAAAAAATGAAAAGAATTAAATTACTAATAGCTTATATAAAGCTAAAACGAAAAGGCTATGACAAAGAACATAGATACTTTAAATATGCAATAGACGGACTTATAACATTTGAGCAATACGAGAAATACATAGATAATAAAATAATGAAAGGGGGCGAATAAATATGGATAAATTATTATTGTTACAGTTACAATTTAATGTAAATAGTATAGGTTTTAAATATTGGCTAGCTGGTATAAGAATATATCGAAAAAATTATTTTCGTTATGGTTTTACATTAGAATTTGTATATAATGAAATAGCAGAAGAATATAATACTACACGTGATAGAGTAGAAAGAGCATTAAGAACAGCAAGTAATACAGCAAAAAAGAATATTCAAAAATATTATAATTATTATGGGACTATAACTAATAAAACTATATTCGAGTTAATAGTAAATATGAACGGAATAAAAGCTAAAACTGTATCATTTGACGAAGTATTAAAAATTGATAATGATTATGAAAATATAGTATCACATATACCAAGAATAGATTAGAAAGGAGATTATATATGAAATGTCATTTTTGTGAAAGTGAAATGATTTTAGACGATTGCGACTATAATTTTAAAGGTAATAAAGATAATTACTGGATATGTGAAAAATGCAATAGTTTTACATTTGAAAAAATTAGATATGGAAAAAGCATATATAAAGAATTTCATAAATCAGAGAAAGGAGAATAAAAATGGAATTAGAAATAGAAGAAAAATTACAATTAAAATACAAAAATTTAATAGTAGAGGTAAACTACAAAGACATCAGAAAATACGAAATAATAATAAAATTAGAATACAAGGGCGTAACATACGTAAGTAATTTTGAATATTTATACAATGCAAAATTGACATTAGATGTAAATATTGATACAATAGAAAATATAATAGATAGAGAAATAATATTATCATTTTATAAGAAAGGGGAATAATTATGAATAAATCAGAATTTATACCAACAATAGCACCATTAGTACAAGCAGAAAACAAAAAGAGGGGTTATCCTTTATTTTCAAGCGTAGTAATAGCGCAAGCAATATGTGAAAGTGGCTGGGGACAAAGTAAAATTATGATGAAAGCAAATGCAATTTTCGGCATAAAAGCAACATCTAGTTGGAAAGGTAAGGTATATAATGCAAATACGCAAGAGTGTTACGACGGCGTAAGTTACACAAATATTACAGCTTGTTTCAGAGCATATAACAGCTTAGCAGAAAGTATATCAGATTATTTCGATTTAATAACAAAATTAGAAAGATACAGAAAAGCAACAGTAGCAGAAACACCGTTAGAGTGCATAACAGCAATAAAAAACGGGGGTTATGCTACAAGTCCAACATATATAAATACTATAATGTCAATAATCAATAGTAACGATTTAACTAAATATGATGTTGTGGAAAATGTGGAAAACTCTACAAATATAGATATAGAACAAATAGCAAGAGATATAATCGCTGGTAAATATGGAAACGGACAAGAAAGAAAAGACAAACTAGGTAATATATACGAACAAGTACAAGCAAGAGTAAATGAAATATTATTAGGTAAAAAAGTTTCACAAGAAACAATATACATAGTAAAATCGGGGGATACTTTATCAGAAATAGCCCAAAAATTTAATACAACATACCAAAAAATAGCAAAAGATAATAATATTTCAAACCCTAATTTAATATATCCAAATCAAAAGTTGGTGATTAAATAATGGCATTATTAGAAAGAACACGGGCAATATGGGAATTATTGGGGTAATACATACGACAGTTCGCAAGCTTTAACATTAGAGCAAGAGCAAGTAAACGCACGTTATATATGGGCTTATTTACAAGCTAGGGGCTGGACTTTAAATGCAGTAGCTGGCGTATTAGGTAATATGCAAAGTGAAAGTAGTATAAACCCTCGGACGTTGGGAAAGTGACGTAGTAGGTGGCGACCCGACGGCTCACGGATACCGGCTTAGTACAATGGACGCCATACACTAAATATACAGACTGGATAGTAAATCAAGGTTTTAGCGACCCGTCAGAAATGGACGCTAACTTATATAGGATAATTTATGAGGTAGAAAATAATATACAATGGATAGCGACCAGTACTTATAATTATAGTTTTTACGAATTTACACAAAGTACTGATACACCATATAATTTAGCGCTAGCTTTTTTAGCGAATTATGAAAGACCGGCAGACCCAAACCAACCAGCAAGAGGAACGCAAGCAGAATACTGGTACGAATATTTAGGGGGTTTACCACCAGTACCAACATTTACAAGAAAACGCAATAAATTTCCTTGGGCTGTATTAACAAAAATAATAAAAAATAAACGAACATTTTTTTAAAAATGTTCGTTTTATTATTGACAAAATTTTAATTTTATGCTTATAATTTTAATAGATACTAACGAGAAAAGGAGAAGCGAAAATGGATATTTTACAATTATTGGGTAGTTATTGCTTTCCTATTGTAGCGTGTTTAGGTATGGGCTGGTATGTTAAATACATAACAGATAAAAATATGGAAGAAACATCAAAATTAAATGAACAGCATACAAAAGTTATGCTAGCATACAAAGACGAATTAAAAGACGCTATAAACAATAATACATTAGTAATGCAACGATTATGCGATACAATGGAAGTAAAAAACACAAGAACAAAGAAAAGTAAAAAAGGAGAGGAGGAGAAAGAAAATGAAGCTTAGTAAAGAAGAATTAAAACAAAAAGTTAATGAACTTGTAACAGATAATGAAATAGCAATACAATTATTAGAAGACATAGAAGACAGTATGGAAGTAGGCGAAGTAGATACAACTAAAATAGACGAGTTACAAGCAAAATTTGACGATTTACTAGAAAAATACAAACAAAGATTTTTAAAAGGCGACGACAAAAAAGACGCCGAAGACAAAAAAGAAGTCGACGAAGAATTAGAAGAAAAAGAAGTAATCGACATAAAAGAAATTTAATTATAGAAAGGTAGGAAAATAAAATGGCTAAAATAAGTTCTAAAACAAACTTAAAAGTAAATGATAGTATCGAACTTTTAAGTTATGTAATAAATGAAACACCATTATTAAGAGAAAATATTGATTTACCAGTACAAGGCGAAAGCATAAACGGTATCGGTAAAATTATTATGAAAAATGTAGCGTATAAAAACGCATTTTTAAATACTTTAAATTTAATAGGTTTAACAGTAATTACAAGAAATCACTGGGAAAATCCATGGAAAAAATTTACAGATAAAGGACAATTAAGTTATGGGCAACAAGTAAGAGAAGTAATATGTGATATTGCTAATATATATGATTATAACGAAATGTTAAAAAATGAATATGATTTTATAAAAACAGAAGTTCCAAATGTATTATCATATTTACACGAAATTAATTACCAAAAATTTTATAAAACTACAACATCTGACGAACAAATGGCTATGGCTTTTGAAACTGGCGATTTATTTAGATTAATAGATATTATTATAAATTCTTTATATGAGGGTTATGAATACGATAGTTACTTAGTAAATAAATATATGTTAGCTAGACGTATAATTGATGGAACAGTAACAACAGTAAAAATAGATAATTTCGCTAATAAAACAGATAGAGAAATTGTAGCAGATATAAAAGCAAAAAGTAATGATATGACTTTTAGAAGTCCAAACTTTAACCCAGCTGGTTTAAGAAAAGCGACAGACTTTGAAGACCAATTCGCTATTGTATCAACTAAATTTGACGCTAAATTTACAACAAATGTATTAGCAACAAGTTATTTCCGTTCTGACGCTGAAATGAAAGCTAATATGGAATTGTGCGACGGTTTCGGTAAATTCGATACAGAAAGACTAGAACAAATCTTTGCTAAAAGAGATGAAAACGGAGTAATAATAGAAGGTAAATACTGCGACGGATATATACCATTAACACAAGAACAAATGGAAAAATTAAATAATATACCAGCTGTAATTGTAGGTAGAGATTTTTTCCAAGATTATTATTACGGTATGGATAACGCGTCAGAGGGTGGCGCAAATTTAAAAGCAACTGAATTTTATAACCCACAAACATTAAAAAGAAATCATTTCTTACACGTTTGGGGCGTTGTTTCAACTTCTCCATTTGAAAACGCTGTAGTATTTGTTATTGATACTCCAGCTGTAACAAGTGTAGAAGTAAACCCACAAGAAGTATCAGTAAGTGCTGGAGTACCAGTACAATTAACAGCAGTAGTAGAAACAACTGGTTTTGCAAATAAAGCAGTTGTATGGAGTATTGACCAAGACCCAGAGGAAGATGTTAGCAAACAAGCTAGTATAGATTTAAACGGAAAATTAACAATACCAGCTGGACATATAGCAAGTACACCAGACGAAGAAACAACTACAATAATTGTAAAAGCAACAAGTGTATTTGACGGAAACGTAACAGGTACAGCTACTATAACAGTACTTTAAAACAAAAAAACGGCTGGATATAAAATCTAGCCGTTATTATTTTATAAGAAAGGAGAAAGAAAATGAAAAGTAAACTAATAAATTCGCAGTTGTCTAATTTTAAAACTTACGAAATGTATAAAAGACAATTACTTACACTTGCAGAAAATGTTTTTGAATTTACAAATATGCCAAAATTTATAGATACAGCATACTTAAATAAAACATTATTAAGACAAGGAAGCATAGCATTTTTTGTAGACGAAGTATTAGGACTTTTAGCTTTACCATATCAAAATATTGGTAAATTAGATGTATACGGAAGACCTACAAGCATACAAGTAATATCACAAAACGGATACACTAAACTATTAAGAAATCAAGACGACTTCGTTATAATGTACGATAATAACGGACGCTATCCATTATGGTTAGATATATTACAATACAGCGAGCGTATCGCGTTAGACACTAGAACAACAGATATAAATATAGCACAACAAAAAACGCCAAGGTTTTGGAAAACAAAAACAGAAAAAGTAAAATCAATACAAGACTTAGTAAATAACGTAGACGGTATGGAAAATACAGTTATTTCATACGACGACTTAGACTTAGACGACACAACATTAGTACTAGCGCCAGCACCTTTTGTAGCAGATAAAATAGACGAACACAAAGAGAAAGACTGGAACGAATTTTTGCGACTTATTGGAATTGCTAATATGAATTTTCAAAAGAAAGAGCGTAATATACGCGACGAAGTATTAGCAAGTCAAGGGGGAACGGTTGCAAGTAGATATAGTCGTTTTGAGCCTAGAAAAAAAGCGATAGAAGAAATAAACGAAAAATTAGCAAATAAAATATTACTTAATGGAAAAAAAGCAATAGAACAAAAAATAGAAGTAAAATACTACGACGGTATACCAACTAGCGTAGAAGAAATAGAAGACGTCTACGAAGACGAGGAAGGAGAGGGCGAAAATGATACCATATTATAACGGTTTATTTATGTTTTATCCTTTTTTACCACCTAATTGTAGTAAACCACCTACTTTATATTCTATTTTAAATTCTATCGTAAATGGAGATAAAGAGGAAGAAGACTACACAAAAATAAAAGACTTGGCAAAAGAAGGACGAACAACTATTTTTAATTTTGAATATCCTTTATCACAATATGTAGATAAAGAAAAATTTGAAACAATGATATTAAATCATTATTTACAACGCCGAATTGGTTTTGAAACTGTAACAGCTTTTAGAATACAACTAGACGTAAAACTAAACGAAATAATGCCATTATACAATAAAATGTTTAACGCACTAGAAAATTGGGAAATTTTTAACGACGGCGAAGTTACTACTAGAACTGGTACAGATAATACAACATCACAAAATACAAATAATACAAGTAATACACTAGAAAATACTTCTATAACAAGTACAGAAGATGTATCAGACAGAAGAAATAGCGAACTACCTCAAAACCAACTTGAAGATTTAAGAAACGGCAGTTATGTTACTAATTATAGTTATGATACAAACACAAATACGGGTAATGATAATTCGCAAAGTAAAGGAACATCACAAGCAACAAATCAAGGTACAGACAATAAAATATATAATGAAACAGTAACAAGAACGCCAGCAGATAAAATAGCAATTTTAAAAGAAATGCAAGAAAATATAAAATCAATATATAGTTTAATCTATAAAGAATTAGACTGTCTATTTTATAGTTTAGTATAGAGAGGAGAAAGAAAATGAATAAATTTGAATATAAAAATTTAACACCTTTTAAATGGTTTGTATTAGAGAATTTTCCTTTTATTGAGGCAGACTTTGACGCTTTAACAGAGTGGCAATTATTCTGTAAATTGGGAAAAGAAATGAATAAAATAATTACAAGCGAAAATACATTAGGAACACAAGTAGAAAGTGTTACAAATGCTTTTATAGAATTACAAAATTATGTTAATAATTATTTCGATAATTTAGATATACAAGAAGAAGTAAACGAAAAATTAAACCAAATGGCGCAAAGTGGAGAATTAACAGAAATAATAGCTCAATATTTAGAATTACAAGGGCTTTTATGTTTTAATACTATAAATGATTTAAAAAATGCAGATAATTTAGTTAACGGAAGTTTTGTTAAAACATACGGAAAAAATAATTATCTAGACGGTTTAGGAGAATTTTATAAAATAAGAATATTAACTAGTGCAGATGTAGTAGACAATGAAAGTATAATAGCTTTAACAAATTATCCAACTTTAATAGCTGAAAAAATACCAAATGCAACAATTACTAATATATTAAATGAAATTGAAATAATAAAAAATCAAATATTAAATATAGAAACAACACCTATGAAAAGATTAAAAATTGTAAAACCTAAATATATTGCACATAGGGGCGCAAGTTTAGAAGCACCAGAAAATACTATTCCAGCATTTAGAATAGCTGGACAACATAAATATTATGGTTGTGAAACTGATATTATAGAAAGTGCAGACGGGCAATTTTTCTGTTTCCACGACGATACAGTAGATAGAATGACAGACGGAACTGGAAATATTAGAAATATGACAGCTAGTAAAATAAACATCGACGCTGGTAATAATATTTCAAGTTTTGAAAATTTAAAAATTCCAACTTTTGAAGAATATTTAAGAATATGTTTTAGTGAAAATATGATACCAGTAATAGAAATAAAAAATATAACAAATATAGAAAATTTATTTAATATTATTAAGGAAAATGGTTTTGAAGAAAAATGTATAGTAATTTCTTTTTCGCTATCTCATTTAATAAATTTAAGAAACTTATCAGAAAAAATAAAAATACAAGCTTTATTAAATTTATCAGAAGAAAATATAGCTTATTGTGTAGAACATAATTTTGATATAGATAGCGAAATTTCAGTTGTAACAGAAAATTTAGTAAATTTAGCACATAGTAACGGTTTAGAAGTTAATGTATGGACTATCGAAAATAGTTCTTATGCTGGAAATTTACGTAATTGGTTTGTAGATTATATAACAACAAACACAGACGATTTTTGCGTAACAAATAATTTAGAACCATTATACGAAAATAACGGAATTAAGTTATGGTTACCGAAAGAATTTAACGAAGTAGCTATTAACGGTAGTGATTATTATAACGGAGAATTAAAAACAATGTTAGGGCGTGCGTATGGTATAACAACTACACAATTTCCAAAACTATTAATTTTTTCAGGTAATAGAGAAATATGTTTAAATAAAATAAAATTACGTTCTAGTAGTGTTATCAATTATAATATACCTAGTGGATATAAAATGACAATTCAACCTTATAATTCTAATAATTTATTTATACAAGATTTACGGTTGGTTTAGTGGTAATTCTAGAACAAATTTCCCAAGTACAATAGCATACGGAATAGCTTCTTTTGCAAAAGAAGACAATTCTTTAATAACTGAAATTGATAAAAATATTATGAGAAAAATTATAACTTCTGTTACATATTAAAAGAGAGGATATATCCTCTCTTTTTATTTTGTTGCACGTGAAACATTATACAATACTATTATCTAAACTATAATTTCCAACATTTCCGTGATTATGCCATATAGTAACACCACGTCTACAAGCATTATTTATAATATCCATATATTTACTTGGTACTTCGCCGTATCCTATTTCTTCACTTGCGCCAATTTCTACATAGTTCCAATATCTACGACCAGTAATATTAGGTAATTCCAAGCTTTTTATTGCATAGCCGGAAACGTGTAAAGTAATCGTCTATTATTTTTAAATATTCAGTCTTAGCGCGCATTTCTCTAAATGTAAATTTATTTCTATTACAAGCCCATATAACGTCCCCAGTTGCTTGACCACCAGCTATATTAGGCGCTAAACTTGCTTGATTAAATTGTCCTATCGTTCCAGCTACTGTACCAGCTACACTAGTAATAGCACCAGCTACAATAGGTAAAGTAGCACCACCAGTAGCAATAGCAGTAGCAACACCCCCAGCAGTTAAAGCAATACTTGCAACTAAATTAACACCGTTTTGCGTTAGCCAGTTTGTGAAAGCGTCAGAAGACCAAGCACAAGTTGGATATTTTCCCGTCGGTAATGCTTCGTCGTCGTTTGTACTCATATTTTTATAATTCTTTGGAACTAATCTACCACTACCACCAATAGCAATACTAAATTGGTTTTCAAAAACACAATTTGCTGATGTAAAATCTTCATATTTATATATGTTATTACTTCCATTATTATTACTTACAAATAAATAATTATATGGATATACGAAACATTTATTATTTTTAGGGTTAAAATTACTAAAACTATTTCTTTTATTTATAGTTGTATTAAATCTAGTAGGCGTAATATCGTAATTTAATGTGTACCAACTAAAATTTTGTTCCCCTACTATTGCGCTATGTTGTACTAATTGAATTGGCGTTATTGCTAAATTTGGTATAATAAAAATATTTTTTATGTCTTCTATATGTCCGTCTGAGTTAGTTCTTAATATAAATAAAGCTAAATCAGTAAAGCTAGATAAAAACGTTATATTAAACAAATATAATTTTTCCCCAAATACCGTATTATCGTAAACACTAATACCAGCGTTTTGTGTTCCTTTTTTTCCGTGGTAATACTTCTGTGCCGTCGCTTCCGTCTTTTATCTGCCAATTACTTAAAACACCTACATAATAGCCATATTCGTTACCGTAGCTTTCGTCTTCTGTTTCTTGTTCTTCTATTACTTCGCCTACGTCTAAATTTTCGGGTATAGTATGTAAACCTATTGTATCGTCGTTTACGTGTTGCCTATTTATAAAACATACTTTTTTATTCCATTTATCAAACCAAGTAGACCAAGCGTCTACTGTAAATGTTATTTCTGTGTTTTTATCTCCTTTGTATATAACGTCGTCTATCCAAGCAAAAAACCATTTATTAGAATAGTCGGGGTTTTGAAATGCGATATAGTTTGCTTGTAAACATTGTGCATAAGTAAACCCAGCCATTATAGTTCCCGTGTTTCTTAAAAAAGAATAATTTTCGGCTTGCGCGACTAAATGTCCTTGACTTCTGCATAATTCTAACATTTGTGCTTCTGTATAGGAAAGTACGTTAGTATATTGTCTGTCAATATTTATATTTTTTACTAATATAATTTTACTATTCATTTTCTATCTCCTTATCTGAAAATCTATAACTTGTTTAAAGTCTGTACCTACCATATCGTTAGCATAAAAAATTTTGTTTTCCTTAAATGTCATAAACAAGTTACGTAGTTTTTCGTTTTTTATTGATATATTATATATATCCCTTTGCCAGTATCTAGATACTTTTATAACATCAGAAAATACAATTATTTTATTAGAAAATTCTTTATAATATGGACGGATAAACCATATTGGGCTTGTTTTTTCTTCCTTGTCTACTATGTATTCGCATAAAAACTTGAAACTTTGATATTGAAAGCCGAAACGATATAATACATTATAATTATTATAACTTTTTGGCAAATGTGGTTGTGGGTGCGTTTCCCAAGCCCCAGTATTTATCATTTTTGCGTTAGTTCCAATAGTTCCCGAAGTTTTGCCAGTAGATAAGCAATATTCAAGTGCTATCTTAATTGGTGGGTTTCCTTCTACTACGTCGGGTATTTCTTTTACTTGTATTGTGCCTTGTTTTTGTGCGCTAATTATATGATGTAAGCCCCAGTCGTTAATATATGGGCATACTCTCGAAATTGTATTACCTACTAGCCATAGTCTTACTTTTAAACGTTTTCTATCTACTGTCGCATAAAAATTCATTAGTTTATTACTTTCATTAGGTAAATAAGTACTACGGCTCATAAATTCTTCAAATATAATGTCTTCTACATCTAAATAACTTGCACCAGCGTAATTTTGTTCTGTCGATAATGCTACTACATATCCTATTTTATCAAATCTTTTAGTTTTACCCGTTTCGTTATCGTATATTGATAAATATAAATTTTTTCTATATAATGTTATGCAATTATATTTTCCCTCTGTTAATTTTGCTACGTCTACATCTTGAAAATATTGTTCTATTTTCTCGGACGTTATTTCCTCGCGTAATCTACGCATTAAAATAAATCTTTTTCCAGTTTTTAAATATTTTTCTACGGCTTTTTTGTGTTTTACTTGATAGCTTTTCCCGTTGGAACGCTCGCCGTATATCAAGTTAATTCTAGCACCGTATCGCGTCTATTTTATCTATATTATAATGGACTACTTTTTTATTCGCCATTGTTATTTTCTTCCTTTATATATAATCTTGCAATTTGATTTTCTATTTCTTCTCTTACAGCCTTTGCCTTTTCGTCTTTTAGTCTATTCGTTAGTAGTCCTGCTCTGTCTACTTTTGTTTTTTTACACGCGCCCGATACTGTTATTTTTGAAAATTTTTTAATAAATTCTAAATCTTTCACTTTCTCACTCCTTATATTTTGCACGTTTACTAGAATTATCAGAAATTAAGTCAGCATAATCTAGCGCTTTTCCTAGTATGTATGTTGTCGGAACAATACAACAACCGGCTTTTGTCTTCTACTGTATATTCATTTCCTTGATAATCTATTATAGTACATTTTTCTTGATTTTCGCAATACATTAGCAAATTTTTATTCGTATATTTAAAATCAAATATAAAATTATCTTTAAATTCTGATAAATTTTTTAAACCTTGCGCGCCGGCTTTTAGGTACGCCAGCTACTGTAATTTCTAATATTTTTGCTTTTTTTCCTTTTATTTCTTGTACGTTTGTATCTTCTTTTATTTTTTCTTTATCTATCCATTTTGTATAAGCATATTTTTTAGCGCCTTGCGTTATAAACTCGTCGTATTGTCCGTCGTTGTCGAATACACCTAATATATGACGTTCTCCTTTACTATCTTTCGGGCTAAATTTTTCGTATGGTATATCTAGTAATTTACTTACGTATTTTAATTTTTGTATTACAAATTTGTTATATTTTTCTATTACTGTTTTGTCGTATCCTTCTTTTAGTTTCATACTATCAGTATCACAATATACTACTTGTTCGTCTAGTTGTATTACATTTTTTAATAAATTAGAACGTGCGTATGCTGTAACCCAAACACCGTAAGCAAAAGACAAAAACGCTTTTTTCTTTTCTTCATTTAATTTTGCTATTATTTCTGTATTTTCTAATTCTCTTTCCGTCCAGTCTAATTCGTTATCGTATAATACTTCGTCACGTATCATATTAGTAACACTCATACCATACAAGGCATTAAATTTATTTTTTTCTTTTGCGTATTCTACTTCCATACCTTCTACGTTTTTATACGCTGTTTTATTTACATATTTTTCTAAGACAAATTCTATAAATTGTTTAGGTAAATAATCGTAAACACTATAATAACTTTCTTTTATTTCGTAACTATCGTATTTATAAGTATCTAATAAAAAGTAAAAGTCTACATCTGTTAGCGTAATTGTTAAACTTTCTGCTTCCATTACACGCCCGTTATCGTATTTACCTTTTTTTATTTCTCTACATTTACTTTGCGAAATAAAATTATTATAATATTTACATTTTATATTTTTAAATTCTACTACTAATATATATGCAAATCTACTTAACATTTGTTTTCTATCTTTTATCATACATTTTTGGAACTCAGTAGACGGGAATTGATGTGAAACTAAAATATATGGATATGAACTCGTAAAGTCCCAGCTTTCTATATTTTTTAGTATTTCGTCAACATATATCCAATTAGCGTGCGTGTATCCGTCCTGCAAATGCTTCTTGTAATAAATTATAAATATGAGGGTTTATATTTATTGACTTTTTAACTTTTCTTTTATAGTCCCAGTCTTCCGATATTCTTTCTTTTAGTTCTCGCCTTACGTGTCCTGTACTTGTTAATGGTATTTTATCAACTCTGCCGTAGGTTTCTAATTCTCTTTTTATATAATAATATATAACTAAACAGTCATACTCGCAATATCCTAATTCTTTTTCTGTTAGTTTCGTTGCTGGCGTTCTAAGTAATGTATAATCTAAATCGCCTACTTTCTTTTCTACTGGTAACATAAATATTTTAGGTAATTGCTTTAATGCACAATTTGACATCTGATAAGTACATCTAATTTCTATGTTATAGTCTTCTAGTTCGCATTTCATAACTTTGTGTTTTTTTCTTGCTACTACGTTTTTAAATCTAAATATACTTTTTAAATATTGAAATTCAAACGCTAAATTATGTATAAATACTATTTTTTTACTATTATTATAATAATCTAATCGCATTAGAAAACTTTTTAATTCTTCCCAAGTTCTACCGTAATATACTTCTTCGTTAATAGAAAACATCCAAATATACATACAACTTCTAAATTCTGCTAGTTTTTGTTCTTCCTCTGTTAATTCTAAATATTTTATTGCTGGTAGTATTCTACCGTGTAATATTAAATAACTTGATGTTTCTATATCTAACGAATATATAGTATTATCTACTTTTTTTCTTTCGCCTACTATGTCCCCAAAATGATACTGAAATTCTTTATAATATTTCATACTTAAATCTCTTTTCTTTTATCATTTATGGCGTTTATTAAATAATTATATTCTTTGCCGTCTATTTTCCCTTCTGACATTAAATTTGCTATTATACTTTCTACCTCTTGTAAATCGCTTTCACTATTAGCGTTGTTTACAAGTTCTATAACATTACTGTATAATAATTCTATTTCGTCAGTATTCTGACTACCTCTATATACATACTTTGTATATATTTTTCTTAGTATACTTTCTATGTTATAGCCTCTGTTCCATTGTATTATACTTTGCATTTGACTATAAAAAGTTTCATAATCGTTTTGCTTTTCTCTTGCTTCTTCTATTACTGCTAATACATCTGACCCGAGGTATAAAATTTGTTATTCCATTTACTTCTTTATCGTCAAAAAAATTTGTTAATGCTTCTGCTTCTTCGTAAGATATATCCGAAACATCAGTACTAAATCTTGTTTTTAATGTTTTAATTGCTTTTTGTTTAGCTTTCTTTATTCCTCTTTTAGTACTAATACTACTATTTAAAAATTCTTTTGTAGCTTTTATAGTTGCTTTCATTTGTGTAACTGTCATAGATTTATTGGCTTTAACACGCCCAGAAACAGACCAAGCTTGCAACGGTTCGGTTGCAAGCTTTTCCTTTAAATATTTTGTAGCCCAAGTATCCTTCCCGAAACTCGCGTTCTAACCTTACTATACGTTGGTTAGCTCTTTTACTTAACTTTTTTAATTCACTAAATAATTCTTGTTCCTCTCGGGTTAGTTCCTTCTTTTTAGGCATATTTATTCTCCTTTACTACAAAATTAAAATGGTAAATCGTCTGTTGTTTCTTCTTCATTTTTTGTAGTTTCTTCTTTTTTGTTATTTCCTAGTACTGGTACTGCTTTATAAGTTTTACCTTTCTTTGTTTTTACTTCTGTTAGTCTTACGCTTTCTACTTCTCCGAAATAATCTACTACACTTTCTGTAAAGATTTCGCTACCACTAGATACTAAGCCGTATTCTTCTGTATCAAAGTAGTTAATGTCAAATTCTTTTTCGTCTGTTACAATATGACATTTTGCATATCCTGTTATTTTAACTTCTACGCCTACTAACTCTGATAATTTGATAGCTGTTAAATCTCCTTTCTTTGCCATTTTCTCGAATAATGCGTTATCGCAAGTTCCTTTCTTTTCGTTTACTGTTACTTCATACTTTCTTGTTTCCATTTTATTTCCTCTTTCTTGCTATTAGGTAGCAAACCATAATTTAATTATAAGGTTGTCGACTTCCTTAACTGTAATTATAATACTACAAATTGTATAAAATGTCAAGCATAATTTAAAAATATTTTCAACAAAATGTTGTTCGTATTACATAATGTAATATGTCTTGTTTTATGTTTACTGATACATTTGTTTGGGGAATATATGTTCGGTTTACCATAATCGGAGATACA